AGACGCCGCAAGGCCACGGCGGAACATATCGTTCCCAAGTCATGTGGCGGCAGTCTGGGATTGCGTAACATCTGCTGCGCCTGCGCCGAGTGCAACCATACGCGCGGCAATATTGTCGATGCCATGACGCCAGTCCCGCATGTCGCGGCGATGCTGCCCGCTAACGTGCGGCGGGTACTGGATGGGAATGTTTGAGGGCGTTTTGCCAGATTACGAAATCGTCCAATGCCCAACGGCGGTCTTCGAAGACCGCAAGAAAGTAGAGATTGTGGCGGAACCCGACTAACCCCCATCCCGGCACCGGGGAACAGGTGCAAATCAAGGAGACTGGCGACGGACGCGGCTGGATGCTGACGGATGAATTACAAGGCTAAGCTACACAGGGCTGGTCGAGCGCCAATTTGGCCAGCCCAACATATCCATCCCAACATATCCATCCCAGCATGTGCGGCAATCCGCCCCCTTGTCACAAACCCCTGTCAAGCTACAACCGCTGACACGAACTTGACAGAGAACTGAGGATAACCTGAGGATAACCAATGGCAAAGAAGAGCAAGAAATGGTCGCGATCAGTTGGGCGGGACGCCTTTAATCTGGACACGTCAGCGGCGGAATGGCTCGGCAAGCGGCTGATATTCCTAGCCAAGCACGGTGAATTCACAGACCCCCCCGATGGCCTGACGGCTGAACAGTGGCGTGCTGATGTTTTAGCTCGCGGCCATGCGCTCAGGCACTACGGCAGGATGTGGGAGCTTGACGCCGGGGTCATTGAAGAGGCGACGCTGCGCTTACATGCGCGTAACGCAATCATTTGGTTTGCAGAGAACCTAGACAACCTGTGGAGCGACTGATGAGGATCAAGGTGACAATGCCCGGCAATGCCGTGACAGGCGCGGGGACCATCGTGACGGATGAGGACGGGAACGAAATCAAGAACGTCCTTTCCGCAACGGTATCCACAATCAAGGCGGGGAGCGTTCCGACAATCACTCTTGAGCTTGCCCTTGCTGGTGGCGAATTCGAAGGGAACTTGGACCTTGGTCATGAAACGCTCGCAGCGCTTGCGGCCAAGCGTGGGTTTGTGCTTGTAGCTGCCGATGAGTTTGAGGACATGATGTTACTGCTTGGCTAGTTGCTCGGATGGGTGGTTCTGCGTATGCTCCGGCCCAAAGGAGACCAAGCTATGCCCACCCTGACAAACACGACAGCCGCCACAATCACACTGACAACTATGCACAAGATGGAGCCGGGGGAGACCATCACGGTCGATGACCGGACGCTTGCGCGTCTCAAGGGTGAGCCGCGTTTTGGGCTTCAACTTGTACGCGGCAGCATTGAGGTTGACCGCGTGATCCATACGGCCCCGATCCCGATAGCCCCAAAGAACAAGTCGGAGAAAAAAGCAGAGAGCGAGAATGACTGATGGCGGGAATAAACTTCGCCAGCCTACGGGCGGTTGCTGACAAGCTCATTGGCGACAACGGAACACTGGCAACCCTGACAAGAACGGCGGTGGGGGGCGACCCTTGGAACCCTACGGCGGGTGCCGATGCAGACACCCCGGTCTATGTGGTCGAGAGCGACCGACTTGTCCGCATCAGAGACGGTGCCAAAGTCTATTATCGCGGGGTCATCATGCGCTCGGCTGACGGTATAACCCCGACACCGGGCGACAAGCTGACAATCGGCAGCGCGATACACATTGTTGGCGAGGTTAAGGAGGCGGAATACAAGGGCGTTTCCGTTGTCTATGAGGTTGAGCTTACAACATGATCAACGATGGTTTTTCCAGTATCCTTGAGGCTCTTGAGCCTGAGTTTCAGGAGCGCTTTGTCGAGAGCATTTACTCGTTTGGCAGCGCTGCGCAATTCACTGCACTTATGGATGCTGTCAGAACCGGATCAATGACCGGCGTTTTGGGTCGGCTCGGGTATCTGCCAGACTATTTCTGGGAGGTCCAAGACGTTGTTGAGCTGGCCTATGGTCAGGCCGGTCAGCAAGTGACAGAAAACGCGGCTCAGGCGTTTGCCGAATATGCCGCCAACCCACAATTGCCTGACAGGGTTCCAGACATGGCACCGGCTGCGGTTGTGTCGTTTGACGCCAGAAATCCACGAGCTGAACAGTATTTGGCGGAAAGATCATCAACGCTCATCACTTCAATCGAAAACGAGACCCGCGACAACGTGCGGATGGCTCTGACGCAGAGCATGACAGAGGGTCGAAGCCCGAGAACAACGGCGCTTGATCTGGTGGGCCGTATCAACCGGCGCACGGGGATGCGAGAGGGCGGCATGATCGGGCTGACCCCGGCCCAAAACCAATGGGCCAACAATGTCAGAACCGAACTGAACAGCGACACCATTTCTGGCTTGAATAGCTACCTGTCAAGGGAACTGAGAGACCCTAGATTTGACACCGCCGTAGAAAACCGCGTCCTATACCTTCGCCACGAAAAAGCGATGATCAAGGACCGGGTTGTTCTTGGCGAGCGGATAGCTGAAGCCCAGCGCCGGGATGACGCCGCCGGTGAGCGTGCCATGCGGGTGATATTGGCTGGACGTGAGCGCCGCCTTGCCGCCATGCCGGGACGCCGCAAGATCACGTCAGCGCAAGCCGACAAGATGGTGACGAAGTACCGCAACCGGACGCTACGGTATCGGGCTGAGAATATCGCGCGAACTGAGCTTATCGGCAGCATGAACCATGCTGAATTTGAGAGCTTGCGACAGATGGTCGAGCGCGGTGAAGTTGAGGATCACCAAGTCAAGAGAACTTGGGACGCGACCGCCGATAAGGCAACGCGGGACCATCACGCAAGCATGGACGGCCAAGTTGCGATTGGGGTAACTGACAGGGCCTATTTTACATCAGGCATTCGCGGGAAAATGATGTTTCCGATGGACAGGTCTATGGGGGCGACGGCGGCTGACGCAATAAACTGCCGTTGCTTCGTTATCACGGACATTGATTTTGGCGCGACACAAAAGGACGATTATTTGTCGTGGGGTCTGGATCAGCCGGTTCCCCCCTATGAATTGCGAACGGCTGAGTGGTCGGACGGCGCTTGGGAGGATTACCTCAAGGATGAGACAATCTCATTCTGGCCAGACGGTATGACGCCTGACAATGTTGAGGATGGCTTGGCTCAGTATCTTGAGCACGCGGTCCCGGCAATTCAGGTCAGCGGTAATGACCTAAATTCGATCCTCAATGACAGGTTCAGGAACCAGTTTTATACGAACACGTCAGGCGGCTACCTGAGCCATGACACGAGGGACTTTGCGGAGGCTGCGCTCTGGGACATTGATCAGGGCGCACACCATGAGGAACGTCCGGTTTACGGCTTTGTCATGGATAATCGTGAAGAGGAATTTGCCTCACGCCTTGCTGGGTATGGCGACATTACAATCAAGCTCAAGCCTGAGGTCAGGGCGAGAACCACGTTTGTCTTTGGTGACACGCTTGATGATACCAGCATGGCTATGGCCTCTCTGCGTCGCGTGGGCAACGGTCCAAAGGGGCCAGTGGCTGTGTCAAGTTGGGGTAAACCTGAGTATCTACCATTGGCACCGTCACCAATGAATGACCCCCGCGCGTGGTCTGTTCCGTTCAAGCCGACAGGCTCATCAGGTGCGAATACGGCAAGCCGTGAATTTCTTATCCCCCTATCAAATGGCGATGCTCTTTCGCCGCCAAACGGTATTGACGAGGTGGGCTATGTTGAGGCGCAGATTTTCGGTGAAGTTGACAGCGGCGACATTAGTCAGATCATCATTTCTGAAATGTCGGATTATCACCTTGATAACGATGGTGACGCCCTGTTGCCTGACCTGTTTTCGGTCCTAGAGGCAACCGGCGCAAGGCCAGAAATTCGAATTGATGGATACCCAGATTTCAGAGCGCCTTGGGAAGAGGGCGGCAATGACAACTGGCGGAAAAAGTTTGAACTGAAAGAATACGACGCGAACGACGCGGCGGGTTCTGATTTTCCGGTGGGCGGCGACCTGTTTGCATGGGCCGGTGATGGCCTTGGTGCGCTTGACAGCCGCATGGATGCTGACCTTGAGGATGTTGAACGGTTTGTCGAAAGCTCGCGGTATTCCCTTGAGGCAACGGACACGCCGGGCATCTGGACCGGGTATGACGCCCTTGACAGGTCGGACGTGACGATGACTTGGGACGCGGGGTCAAGGACGCTTGAGGTGTTCAAGCTGCCGCGCTCTGGCGACTTGGCTGATGTTATGCGGGCCTCTTCCCTGCGGTCTGATCTGGGGCCTGTGACAGCGCGTGTTACTGGATTGTCAGGGGGAGATATTTATGAGGCTGCGAACGCGATAACCTCTGGGAATGTGTACCGTGACGGCGACGTGTGGACCGATGTGGGTCTAAGGGTGAGAACGGAGACCGGCGCTAGGATTGAGGTAATCAGAACCGTAGAGTTTGACATGGCGACCGGGACGATGACGGCATATGATCGACCCATGCCAGATCACAGGGCGTTTTCTATCGGCGGATTGAAGGGCACCGCCGGGCCGGGCGACATGACCGACACGATTGAGCACCAGAGCTATGGTGACTTTATGGCGATGGTCAGAGACATGGTGCCAACAAGTGACCGGTACACGTTCGTCAAGCGCGGCGCTGACAGCAAAAGCCACGGCGTATATTTCTACTCCCGCGAGGAAGGTCGGATTGAGGTCTGGACCGGCGGGAGACTGGATCGGCTGACGTGGGGTAGGGGGTCATATCTCGACACTGACATTGACCCGATTGTCAGCCCGGTCATCGGCTTTCCCGGTGAGGTCACAAGCGTTGCTCGTATGTCTGAGGAAGATGTTACAGAGTACGCCAAAAAGCTTGGCTTGAGCGCCTATGACGGGGACACTTGGGGCTATGCTGATGAGCATGTAATCAGGATCGGCAAGTTTGATGACGCCGGGCGATTTGTCGTTTCCGAGGCACCTCGTATTCTTGATGACCTGTATCCTGAGAGCATTTCTATCGGGGTTCCAGACACGACAGGTGATCAAATCAAACAAATGCGGATGGATCACAAGCAGGTCAGGAGCATTGTGTCAGGCTTTGTCGAGCGCGGGGAATTTTTCCCAACGGCAGACCCCAACGTGTTTGTTCGCAGTTGGACAAGCGAGGGGAGCGGCTTAATTCCAAGCGGCGAAAAAACGTGGACCTATATCATCAATCCCATCACCGCCGAGATGACAATTTACAAGTCAGGCAGTATCGGAGGGAAGGATGACGCCAAGTCAAAGGGCGAGATCAGAAATGCGATGATCGAAAGCACCTATTCTGATTTTGGCAGGGTGGTCAGCGCGTATCCGTCAACCTACGAAGAGGCCAAGGCTGAGGCCAAAAAGAGCGGGTTCGAATTCTCTCTTGGCGAGATTGGCAAGATCGGCGGCAAGATTTGGATCAAGGCGGACGATGACAAGACAGAGCGAGCGGTCTGGAAGGACGGGCGGCTGGTGATTATGTCTGAGACATTGGAGCCGCATATCTGGAAAACCGCTGACCCTCGCGGGGTGCCTGATGTTACCGGCAGGGAGACCCCCATTCCATCAACGCTTTCCCCGGCTGAATTCCATCGCGAAATTGTCAAAGGGGCGGGCAGCGGCAGCGCATACGAGTACCTGCCAACGGCAGATCGGTACGTCTGGGTCGAGCATAGATTGGGAACCGATGATTATTCCACGTTGGTTTGGGAGCCGACAACGTGGAAGCTTAGGGAATATGATGGCGGGGGCATGGAAACATGAAGGTTATCGGAAAGAAGGGACGCCGCATTCTGGTCAAGGTTGGCGAGGACCATCGGGGCGAGCTTGTGCGCGTTTGGCACACGAGGGTTCAGCGCTTTGTGGCCCCGGCTGCGTCACTTGGGGCACACGTCAAAAGAGAGGCTTGGCCCGACATTAGAGGAACAAGCTTGGCAATGGGGCTGACACGCGACATAATGTCGCTATATGATCCTGCGAAAGACGCTTGGAAAGATGATGGAAACGAAGGAATTCTCCGCTGACGTTGACGCTTGGATTGCCAAGAGCCAACGGCGTCTCGATCTGGTGGCGCGTCGCAGCACCGGCGACGTGATCGGTCGCGCGGCTCGCAGAACTATGGGCATCACGCGCGGGGCCAAGAATGCCAAGCCCGGTTTCATCCCGGTTGACCTCTCAACTCTGTCAAAATCATTGGTCTCGACCATCCACGGCGGTATTCGTCAGGAAGGCGCTGACAGCCACCGGCTCATTATCGGCAAGGTAAAGTCTGGCGATGTGATTAGCTTCATGTGGGGCGGACCGGCGGCAAGCTATGCGCGGCACGTCCATTACGGCACGAAGCACATGGACGGCTGGTTCTGGATTGACCGCGCGGTTGTGAATTGGCAAGCCATTGTCAGGCGCAATGCGATCTGGGTGAGGAACAACGTCAAATGAATACGAACGAGGTCAAAGCACTACTGCAAAAGGCGCTCTATGACGCGGCGCTTGGCGTGGATATTGATTGGCCGAATTCCCCGCGCTCTGCGGTATGGCCGCGAATTGAGGTTTCACACATTTCCTCAGAGCGCACCAGCGGCACCCTGAAAGGCTCTGAGGTCATTCGCTACTCAGGGGTCATGTCAGCCATTATCGTCACTCAGGCGGCGTCAGGGGCGGTCTCAGGGGATGTTTTGGCAGATCAGGTCGCAGCGATCTTCCCTGAGGGGTCGAGAATTGCGATCACGGGCGGTGAGATAGCCTTTAATCGCCCGGCAGACATACGCGATGGATACAATGACGATGGCGATTGGAGGGTTCCGGTTATGATCGGGTACAGCGCCATGACGACTTAAATTCTGAGGTAAAAAATCGCTCGCCCGGCAGAGCGATCCCGCAACGGGTTCTAGCCGGGGTAGACCCAAAGCAGGAGATTGCAAAATGTCTATTTCTTACATCGGCTCAACATTGGGCATTGTCGCTGGCGTTCCAGCAACCGAGGACGTTGCCGGATACGGCGCGCAAACTCACATTGAAGTTGGCAAGGTGATCAGCATCGGTGAAATCGGAGACACCTCCGAGGACATTACGTTTGATCTGCTGAAAACCGGACGCCGCACGCGCGTCAACGGCGTCAAGGATGTTGGCGAGGTTTCCGTTTCGATGGAGACTGATGACGCAGATGCTGGCCAAATCCTCTTGCTCGCTGCGGCTGACACGAACACCACCCAAAGCTTTGCCATTACTGACAGCGACGGCGTTGTGAAGTATTTCTACGGCCTCGTGGCAAACCTGAAGGACAGCGAGCGGACTGCCAGCGCCT